CTTCGCTCCACCCTTTACAGTTATCTCACGGGTTCAAGTATCCCTACCCTCAACCAAGTTTTCACATCTTTTCCAAAGCGCATCAACTATCAGGTAAATGCAACGGCAGGGCAGATGAGTCGAGCCGCCGCCGTAATTTTCATCCAGAGCGAGCGCGAGACCCGTCTTGCAATCGGTGGCGCAACTAATGGCTGGAAGCGCGTTGATTACACCGTTGTCCTGCAAATCTTTCATCACTCTTTACAAAATAACGCCGAAGATGCTATGGCGGATTTTGATACACTAGTGGACAACATCAAGGGAACGCTCAGAGCTAGTCACAATTTCGGCGATTCATCGCAGGTTAATGTCTGGCAAGGCGCGGAACCAGCGATTGACTGTCTATACGGGGAGCCAGTTACTTCCGACAACGGAGCGACTGAAACCTTTGCAGAGATTCGATTCGATGTTACCCAAATGATTCAGGCTTAGGAGAGCAATGGCAACCTATCAATACAACGGCGATGAAGTGAAGGAATTTCCTACACTTGGATTGACCGTCAAGCCCGGCGATACTTTTGACTCGGCAGACGAGATCATTTCCGCCGATGTAACTCTCGCTTCTGCACCAAAGAAAACAACAACCCAGTCAGCCGCGCCTGACACAACGCAAGGAGCGTGAGTAAGTGGCACTACAAAATACACATCGTTCGTATGTAGGTATCGCTAAAGAGACAACAAAGGGAACTGCGGTCACAACCCCAACCGCGTATATCCCCGTTCTTGCCAACTCGGTCAAGCCTCAAGATGTTTTCACACCTCTCTACGATGAGGGCTTGCGCGGTTCGCTTGTTAAGAATTACGCCTACCTACAAGGTCGCGTTCACTCAACCTTTGACTTCGGTGGAGCAGTATTCGCTGACACAATCATCTACCCTCTTGCTGGTGTACTTGGTGAAGATGTCGTTTCAGGCTCAGCACCTTATGTCCACACCCTCGCACTCAAAAACTCAGCAACATCAGGCGCAGATGCTCAACCTTCTGCTTACACCTTGCTTGACTTCTACGGTGCCGGCGTTCGCTCATGGACAGGTCATCAGTTCTCAGATTTCTCTCTCAAGTGGAGTGCTGACGGACTTCTCGAATACGACGCTAAGTCCACAGGATGGCAGTCGGCTACTGCATCGACCCCAACTCCATCTTTCTCAACCGTTCTGCCTTCAGTAGTTTGGACTGGAACTGTCAGCGTTGCTGGTACTACGATCTCAAACAACACAGATGGAAACATTGATCTCAAGCGACCAGTAACTCCTGTCTATGGAATCTCAAATGTGCAGACTCCTTATCAGGTATTTCTTGGCGCACTAGAGGTAACGGGTAAGGCAACTTTCCTCATGGAAAATGACACCCAGCTCACCAACTACCTCACCAACACCCAACCAGCCCTCGTCTTTAACTGGACAACTGGAACAGGTGCTACTCAAACATCAATCCAAGCCACGATGACAAAGGGCGCGTACACACTCGCCGTTATCGAACGCTCAAAGGACTTCGTTGAGTGCGTAGTTGATTTTAACGCGCAGGGCAACTTGACTGATGCGGGCACAGTTGGTTACTCACCAATCAAGTGGGTTATCAAGAACGCAGTAACCACCTCAGTCGCTTAACCCATAGACCGCAGTGGGGGTTGATAAGCCCGCCTTCGCTTATCCCCCCATTGCCTATATTTGCTAAGATAATCAGAAGGCACACTTACTAGGAGGCATCATGGCAAAACTTACACTTCCATCAGGCGCAACAGTTACCCTCAAAGACCCTAACTCACTTAAAGTTAAAGATCGCAACCGCATCATGAAGGCTGGCGATGGTGGGTCAGCAGCAGAGCGCGGAATTGCTATCAGTAACGCACTTCTCGCCGCAATCATTGAGGAATGGTCTTACGACCTTCTCGTTCCTTCAGTTAAAGAGGAATCCATCGAGGAACTGCCAATCCCTGACTATTCTCTGCTCGTCAAAGAAACCGAAAGCTACATCAAGGCGATTTTCCCTGAACTTGCAGACACCGACCTTAATCGTTTGAATCCTGATAGCCCTTTAGAAAACTCGAACGGCTAAAAGGATTACTTCAAGGGTTTCAAAGACACTCAGACTTTGATTACCCCGATGAGGAATGGTTCTACTTTAGATTTGCAGATAAATTTGGTTGGACTCCTGACCAAGTAGATAATCTGCCAGCAATACGCGCTGAGTGGTTGATAGCAATAGCCGATACCATTGAGCAAGTGAAGATCGAAAAGATGGAGAACCGGTGAGCGATAACCTGCCCGAAGTCTTAGCGGCTTTGAAGGCATGGCAAAATCGCATGGATAAAGCAGGCGAGTTAGCTACTAGAGAAATCTCCATCGCTCTCTGGACTGATGCCCGCAAAATTGCTAGTGAAACTTCAAACCCACCGATTCAGAAGAACAATAGGTTACGCCACAACCCTCACATCGGCCCACGATCAGGAGAAGGCCCGAACATCGCAACGGGTAATCTCTTTCGCAACATCATCGCTCAACCAGTTAGGTATCAAGGATTTGGCACTTATGTCGCAAGCGTTGAATCCGGTGCTGAATACGCCAGAGCAGTAGAACAAGGCTCATCTAATTGGAATGGGGTAAAATACCCATATATGACTCCTGCGCGTGAGAATCTCATCGCAACGGGTAAAGCGCAGATGATCGCAACGGGATTTCTAAGAGCAGCGATGGGGGTTTAGAGTGGCAGGTGATATTCCTCCATTAAATATTGACATCCAAGTTGCTCTTGGAAACCTTACTAGCGCAGTAGATAAAGCCACATCCGAACTTGGAAAAGTAGGCGATGCTGCTAAAAATCAAGAGTCTAAATTCTCCTCATTAAAGACTGTCATGGCTGGTGTCTTTGGTGGAAACTTGATGATGCAGGGCGCACAAATGCTAGAAGGTGGATTGCGCGATGCTATTAAGGCAATTCAGGACACTCAGGTAGCCACCGAACAACTTTCAACGGCACTTAATAACTCAAAACAAAACACCGCCGCCAATAGAACAGAAATCCAAGCGACAACGGAAAAAATGTCGGCTTTGGGTTTTTCTACTTCTGCCACAGAGGGCGCATATAAGACTTTAATTTCTGCAACAGGCTCGACAACTGAAGCCACCAAGTTAATGACAATGGCAGCTGATCTTGCTCGCTACAAACATGAAGATTTAGCTACTGCCGCAATGACCCTTGAAAAAGCGACAATGGGTAACGCTCGCGCTTTCAAAGAATTTGGTATTACTTTAGACACAACTTTGCCCAAGAATCAGGCTATCACTAAGGCAATGGATGAGTTAAACCAAAAGATCGGCGGGCAAGCAGTTGGATACACTCAGACATTCGCCGGCGAGATTGAAGTCTTAAAAGCCAAGTTTGACGATGTGGCAGTTAAGGTCGGCGCAGTTGTCATACCGATCCTGACAAAGTTGATGGAGTTTATTACGGGCGTTCTCATTCCAGCAATCGTTTGGCTATACAACATCGCCATCGGCGACTGGATTAAACAACTTGTAAATCTCTGGAACACGCACGAAGGTCTAAGAAAAGTCGTCGTTGATGTTATTAAGGCAATCGTTGATGCTCTTGGGTACATCGTAGGGGCTATCGGTAAAGTTGTAGATGCTGCCTCTCACTTGCCTCTTATCGGCAGTCACTTCAAGGGTATCGGCGCAGGTATTGATGAAGCCGCAAAGAAAATCGGTGATTTTGGTAAGGGCTTAGATGCTCTAGCTAATAAGAAAATCGGTGGGGGAGCTAGCCTTGCTGACCAACTCGCCACTGCCGGAACTACTGGCGCGGGTGGGGATACTGGCGTAACAGGCAACCTCGGAGCCGCTGGAAATGTATCTAAAGCCCATGCTGCTGCTGCTAAAGCAACTGCCACCGCCCTAGCTAAGCGCAACGCCGAAATCAAGAAATACAACGATGAGGCAGTCAAGCTAGAAGATCAGATGAACGCGGTTCTCACAGACCGTCAACAGAAGATGGATGCGGCAACTGCTACTCGTAACGATGCAATCACCACAGCCAAAACTGATTTGGCAAACAAATTAGAGGCAATAACAACCAAGTATCAAGATGATATGACCTCGGCTCAAGATACCTATAACGACTCAGTCAAGGACGCTACTCAAGCCCATGATCAAGCCCTCATCGACATCCAGCAGCAATATGCAGATAAAGCCACACAACTAGAGCAAGACGCCGCCGATAAGCGACAGAGTATTATTCAGCAATCTATTGATGCAATGACTAGCGCGTTCGCCAGCGCAACCAAGATTGACATCGGCAAACTATTCACGGCTGGTGGGGGAACTGCCGGCGGTCTGGTATCTCAGTTGCAAGATCAAATGGCTCAGATTACGCAGTTGCAACAAGATGCTGGACTTCTTGCTGCGCAGGGCTACAATCAATCTTTCATCAATGAGGTTATTTCACAAGGGCCAGCACAGGG